CCCGCGCCGCGACATCCGATGGGTGGACATGGTCCTCGCGCGAGAAGTTGGTCGAGACGCCGACAGCGGCGGCACCATCGATCAGCGGCAGCGCAACGCCGGGGCTTCCCGCACCCGGCGTGCCCTGCGGGCCGACCAATGACGTTCCAGCGGGCCATGCGCCGCCAGCCTTCGGACCAAAAATGACGTTCGTCGTGGTGTTGATGTAGAAATTGCCATCGACGCCCGTTGCCGCAGCCGGATTGCCCGCGCCATACAGCACGGTGTTGCCAGATGGGCCCGGCACGCCTTGCGGGCCGGTAAAGCCCATCGGCCCCGCTGGTCCCTGCACGCCGTCAGCGCCGGGCGGTCCAGCCGGACCCGGCGGGCCTTGCTCACCGGTCTGGATGACGGTGGTGTCGAGAGGTTCGGGGAGGACTTCTACATCGCTGCTCATCGGCTTGGTCCCGCTTCATGCGTTAGGCTGCCCGACCACATTTCAAGCAGCAGCGTGCCGGTGTCGCGGATCAGCGAATGCACATAGCTGTCGGGCGAGAGCCGCACGAGCTGGTCCTGCTTGATCCAGACAGTGAACTTTCCGTTCAGTGCGTCGGTGATAATGATGCCGCCGTTCTCGGTCGTCAGCAAAAGGAATTCGGTGACGTCTTCGGCATGTTTGCGGATTCCCATGTGCATCTTGTTGCCGGTCAGATCAATCGGCACGCCGGTCAATTGCTGATAGGCGAAGCCGCGATAGAAGTCGGCATCGCTGGTGGTGAAGATGTTGACGATGGCCATGGCGCACCGCCCTGCTTACTTGGAGATCAGGAACGCCGACATGCGCGTGCGGTTATCCGGCGAGCTGAACATATTGGTGCCCGCCTGATGGTAGAAACGGACCTGAAGCTGGTCGCCGACCGCAAGCTGCACATGCGCGGTGACCGACAGGCCGTTGCCGGTGTTGGCCGACATATTGCCCATGCTCTCGGTCGCCGCTTCCGCGCCGTTGACGAACAGCGCAATCGACGCGAAGTTGACGGCGACGCCAATCTGCGCGGTGTGCAGCGCGCCGTAGACCGCCCAGACGCCATCCTCGCCCGCACCGCAAGTCAGCGTCAGCCCGTCGAAGGTCGAGGTCTGCGCGTTGTTCTTCCTGACGCCGTAATAGGCGATGGCCTGCCCGCCGGGCGTGCTTGAGGCGAAGCCCTGCGAGCCGTAGCCGGTGCCGTCCGCGATCAGGCCGCGCAGCTTCGGCGCGGGCGGCAGCAGCACCTGACTGCGCACCAGTCCCAGCACTTGCCAGTAGGCGCTGTGGTTTTCGAGCAGGATCTGCTCCAGCGCCAACAGATCACCCGCCTGCAGATCGAGCCCGTCGTCACGCTTGATCGGCAATGCGGCCAGCGCGTTGACCGCAATCGTGGTCGGACCGGTGTTGGTGTTCTTGACGCGCACCGAAATGAAGTCGCCTTCGGTGACGGCCGTGATCGGGGGCGTGAACGGCGCGACGAGCGCGTTCACCGCACCGGTATCGACGGTGTAGGGGATCTTGATGAAGAGGTTGTTCTGCGTGGCGGGCGTACCGCGCAGCGGGTTCTGCAACTGGAACACAGTGCCGGTATCGACCAGATTGGCGATCATGCCTGCGGTCACGTCCGACGCCTGCAGATCGGTGCCGTCGCCGCGCTTGATGGCGCGGGTGCCGAGCCCGTTGACGTTGATCACCGCTGGCCCGGTGTTGGTGTTGGCGACCAAGACCCGCAGCGGCAACCCGGCATGATACGTCACCAGTGCTGGCGTCAGCGTCACCACCATCGAGTTCACGCCGCCGGTATCGACGGCATAGTTGACGAACTGCCGCCGCACCGACATCAGGAGCTGATTGAGGTCGCTGTCAGACGGAACGTAATCGTTCGCCTGAATCAGATGCACGATCTCGCGCATGGGATATTCGAACGCCGCCGCAGGCGGGATCGAGCCTTCGATGCCAGCCGCAGGGTTGCCGTTGATGTAGGGTGCATCCGGATCGGTGACGCCGTAGGGAGGTTGATATTTCATCGACGCGATTCCTCTCTCCAAGGCGGCCGATGCGGACGCCGAGTGTCAGGCCAAAAAATTCGGGTGAATGCGGCTTAGGGCGTGCCAGCCATCGGATCGCTGCCGCTGCCGATGTTGGAGTAGTCGAACACGATCTGGGTGTGCGCGGGCTTCCAGCGGTCGAGCAGGCACTGCAAGTCTTCGGCGAGCCCGATCTCCAGATGATGATCGACGCCCGCCCGACCGGAGCCCGCCCGGAACCACGTCAGCCGCGCCCCGGTGACGTGAACGGTCCAGTAGAACCGCAACTCCGGTGGGCCGATGTACCAGCGATAATCGCCGATCAGCGGATTGGCGTTGAGCGGCGGCGTCCGCGTGTCGCCGCAATGCGAGACGCCCGCCATGAACGGCGCGTATTCGGTGATGGTGATGGTGTAGCCGAGAAACGCCGCGACCCCGATGAAGAACTCGCGCGACTGGCCGCCCATCATCGTCATGCGCAGCACCAGCGCGATCTGGCGGTCGTGGATCGTCAGCGGTTTCTTGTAGCAGGGATCGGGCAGGCCCCAGTTGCGCTCCCAGTCCGGCAGCAGCTCGATGGTGGATCGCGGATCGCTCTCGCGTTCCAAGAGATCGGCGGCGCGACCGTCCACATCGCCCCAGTATTCGGCGAGGCCCCGGCAGGCGAGGTCGAGCGTCGTGCCCGGATATTTCGGCCACGCCTGCCCCTGCGGCAGCAGGCTCAGAAAGGCGGTGCCGTAGTCGTCACCGGACCGGCGAACGTGGATGTCAGGCATTTGGCGCAGACGGCGGCGTGTCGTACAGGATGGTTTCGAGCACCGCCATGTGGCCGAGCGACGGCATCACATAGTCGGCGTTCGTGATCAGGTTGAACGACTGCACGCCGGGCGCGTTCATGATCGCGTAGGAGATCCACGCCGCATAGATGGTCTGTCCCGGAGCCGCCAGCTTGTGCAGCATCTCGCGGATGCTCGCCTCAATCGCGCCCGCGACATCGGTGGTGCTGGGCACCAGATTGGCGATCTCGACGTCGATGAACTCCTTGATCGGCGCGAGCACGAAGCAGTCCTTGGTGGTCACCGGCCGCTTCTGGTCCACGTAAGCCTGCACGGTCGCCACATCCTGCTGGTTCGGCCAGCCGTCGTCGGCGGCGCGCAGATCGTCCATCAGGAAACGCACCGTGATGGTGCCGATCCCCATTTCGGAAGCCGCCCACGCGCGGGTGACGCCGGGGACCGCCAGCGTCCATGCGACGTAGTCGGCCTGATCGCCGCCCATCGGCGGGTTCTGAATCCGCTGCAGCACCCTCGCGCGCAGATCGTCGTCGTTCTCGGTGTCGGTGCCGCCGGTCATCTCGACCACGTTGACCGGTCCATCGGCACCGGGGACCGCCGACAGCAGCGTCAGCGGATCGCCGGGCTCCATGTTGCCTGCCGCACCGGGATCGAGGGCACGGGCAGGCGCATCCGTCGCCACGGTGCCAATGGTGGCATCCGCCGTCGTTTCATAGCCGACCACGGCCCCGGTCAGTTGCGTCCCGGCCGGGACGACAGTGCCGACCACGCCGGTAAACGACACCATGCCGTGGGCGAACGTCGCCTGCTTGCGGCCCTTCGATCCGTCAGCGTTGACGAGCCAGATGTCGCCATGCCGGTCGAGCCATTCGGTCTCGGCGGTGTCCGGCAGAAGCTGCAGCGCCAGCCAGTCGATATATTGCAGCGTCAGATGGCACAGCCCGCCTTGCGCGTCGGAGAGAACGCGCAGCACCGAATTCGGCACGCTGGCATCCGCGCCGGGCAGCGAGGCGCGGACGTTGTCGCGAACGAGGCTTCTGACGTCTTTGAGTGTTGGAGTTTGCCACGGCAAGGTCAGGCCCTCTCAATATCATTCCACAGGACTTGGAAACGTAATTCGACCGGCGTCATCGGTCCGCGATAGATCGTCACCAGCGCATCGATGCGCTCGACGCCGACGCGCGCGGTCTCGACGTCGAACGAGGACGCGATCCGCATATCGACAAAGGGCTGCAGCGCCTCGCGGATGTATTCCTCGACCCGCGCCAGCGTCGCGCCTTCCGGATCTTCGGGCCCGACGATCTTGGCGCGCTTGAGCAGCCACAGCCGCGTGCCAATCGGCCAGCCGCCAAACAGCTCGGCCGCGTCCAGATCGCCCCACCAGCCTGCGCGGTCGGTCGAATCCGGGTCCGGCAGAACGTCACCGGGCTGCGCCAGCCGGTCGGTGCCGAGCGCCACGATCACCGCCGTCGCCAGCGCCTGCGTGTCGTCCAGCGTGCCATCCGACAACAGCGACCAGTCGATGGGAATCGAATAGCGCGGGAACGCCGCCGAGTCCTGAACCAGCCGGATGTCAGGCACGACGGGCTTCCAGTTCAACGACACGCCGCTCAAGATCGGCAAGCCGCAGCTCCAGCGTCAACGGGGCCATGTCCTCCGACGTCGGCGGTCCCGGCTTCGGTGCATTCACCAGCACGGCACCCGCGCCGGATGGCTCGGTGGTCTTGCCGACGCTGCCGTTGACACCGTAGACCGGATGACTGGCATCCTCGCTGCCGAGCTTAATCTCGCCGATGAACACCCAGCGGCTGGCTCCCTTGTCGTAGTAGCCGACGACGCTGTCGCCCGAGCGGAATTCGATCCGCTTCTTGCTGACGCGCATTTCAAGATTGACAGTCTCGCCCTCGTGCTTGAAGTCCTTGCTGCTGCCGCCGCTCTGACCGCTGCTCGCGGCCTGCGTTCCGGCGCTCGCCCCGCCCTGACCGCTCTGGCCGCTCTGGCCTTGCTGGCCACCGCGCTTGGGACGATCCTGCTTCTTCTTCTCGACATGGCGCACCGAGACAAAGCGCTCCGGTTTCTGGCCACCGCCCGAATCCGCATGCTGCCCCGCCGACGCACCGCCGCCGCTCTGGCTCTGTTGCTTGTCTTCCTCATTGTCGTTGGTCAGCACATAGACGCCGGTTCGCCGCAGCAGCGTCATCTGGCCGACGTCGTCGTACTGCGCGTTTTCGCCGGGCTTCAGCCCCATCGGGCGGTAGCGACGGTCGTCCATCACCGCGCAGAAATTCGACGTGCGATTGCCGCCGAAATACGACATGAAACCTTCGGCGCAATCCTCGATCTTGCCGTCCTTGCCCTTGGTCGCCGGTCGCACGACGGAGGAGAAGCCATAGTTCTGCGGCGACTCGACGGCTTCGCGGGCCTCGCCCATGATCGAGCCCTTCATCTGCTGCATCATCTTGTCGTCGTCGATCTCGTCGATCAGCGTGCGTGCGCCGCCGCCGGAATAGCCGACAAACCCTTGCGTCAACGGTGTCTGGCGATGCATTGCGAGAGGCTCCTGTTGTCTTCAACCGGGTGGGATCAATTCTGGCGGCAGCGTTGGTGCTGACGTGCCCGGCTGCAGGGGCGGACCGGCCGGGTTGTCGAGCGCACCGAAAGGTTTGTCGGACAGCTTCCACGGCATCACCAGCTCCAGCACGGTCGTGGTGCCGCTCTGGTTATCCTGCGTGAACGTCAGGGTCTGGATCTTCATGACGAAGTCGAGCATCGCCATCGGGGCATGGACGCCGACGTCGTCGCCACAGCGCCAGAGAGCCTTGCCGTCGCGCAGCCAACCCTGCACGGTGACATGGGCAGTGATCTGGGTGCCGTCGCGGAACAGTCTTTCGTAATTGACCCGGTTGACCACCTCGGCCGGGCTCATCGCCGGGTGTTCCAAGACCGTCTGAATGAATTTCTTGTAGCCCTTGTAACTCTCGCTCGCGACCTCCGCCTCCAGCTTGGCGGCGGCGGCGGCGTTCAATTCCTCGGCGTTGGAAGCCTGCCCGATGGCATTGTAGATCGATGCCAGCATCTCGTTGGCGACGACGCACTGCATCTTCTTGATGTTGTCGCCCTCGGTCAGTTGCTGCACGACCGGGTTGGAATGATTGCCGATCAGCAGCATGTTGCCGAGATGGTCCGAGCCGAGCGTCGCGCCACGTTGCCGCGCGAGCTTGTCCACGAAGTCGAAACACAGTTCGCCCGGCTGGGCCTGACACTTCTTGAACGGCTCCGGATCGACCGTGCCGACCGGCACCACCGTCACGCCGAATTCGCCGTAAACCTTGCTGGCAATCGCCTGCAGCGGCATGTTGTCGAAGTTGGCCTTCTTGGCGTCCACGCTCGACGTCCCCGCCGCCCACGTCCGGCCCGCGCCTGACAATTCCACCTGATGGTTGGCCGCGTCATAGGCGGTCTGCCGCGTCAGGATGATGCCGTTGATCGCCAGTTGCCCGCCGAGATAGATCTGGCAGGCATCGCCCGGCTTGAACTGCAGGCCGATCCACGAGATCGGCATGTCGGCGCGTTCGGAGGCCGTGAAGCGAAACAGCGGCCAGCCATCGGACCAGCGATGCTGGACCCAGACCGTCTCCCAGTCCTCGAATTGCACGCCGTTGACAATGAGGACCGCGACTTCGGCCCCGGAATTGATGGTCAGCGGCGGCGGCTCCGGTGCCTTCTCGGTGGTGCCTCCGGTGATGATGACGCGGCGCGGGGCTTCGTCGGCCATGGGCTTAGAACGACAGCGCTCGTCCGGTTCGCGGCGCGAAGGCGGGATGCACCACCTTGTTCTCCTCGCGCAGCTCGTCGGCGCGACCGGCGTCGGCATAGAGACGATAGGACTGGATCAGCGTCGGCCGGATCGCGGCGAAGCGAAAATCGAGCATCTGCGGCAGCGGCCGGGCCGTCTGATAGAGATGGAACGTCACCGCCGCGTGCAGCGAGATCAGCGCCCGGTAGACCGTCAGCGCCATCTCGTCGGCCGCGACCTCTTCGGCTTCGTCGAAGGCGACATTGACCTCGCCGCGCACGAAATCGACATCCTGACGGCTGGTGAAGGTCATACCCGCGAGCACCACCGACATCTGCTGCAGGCTGAACGCCACGCAGGCCTGCTTGATCAGCACCGCCACCAGCGCCACCGCGCTCTCGGCGACGAGGGTGGCGCGTATCCGGTTGAACTCGTCCAGCGTTGCGCCTGTGATCCGCGCCTGATTGAAGCAGTTCGACAGCTTCGGCCCGATCACGTTGGCGACGATATAGGACTCGGCATGTACCTTCACATCGCCGCAGGCGCGCCGAAGATCCGAGCCCGCGCGCCCGATCTGGTTGTTCGATGTCGCCAGCAGCATGTCGGCGGAGAGCCGGGCGATCTTGGCGGCCTCGCTGACTTCAAAGGCCGGGATCATGGGGTGACGGCCTCGCTCTCTTTCTTGATGCCGGTCTCGACCGCGTTGGTGGTCGCACTCTCCAGATTGTTCGCCGCGTAGTAGACGCCAGCCGGGCTGTCCCGCGTGCCGGTCGCCGGGGCCTGACCGTATTCGGTGAACGTCATGTCGAACACGCAGTAGCCGCCGAATTTGTCCTCTTCGGTGACGCGGTAGCGCGTACACATCACATTGAGGACGCCGAGCAATGGCAACTGCAGACTGGCCGGGCCATCGGTCTCCAGCGCCAAGATCAGGCTGTCGCGCGCCGGGATGTAGTTCTTCTGCTGCAGGACGTCGGAGCCATCTCGCGGATAGGCGATGATGTAGCCGCGCACGGTGAACTCGCGGGCGCGGCGGCCCATGTCCTCGGCATAGGGCACGTTGCGTTTTGGGAATTCATGATTGACGACGCGGCGACCGGACTCGCGCACGCCGGTATCGACATGAAATCGCGCGCCGCGAAAATTGGCGCGTCGCAGCGACGACCGCCACGCGATGCCGGACTGCAGTTCAAGGATCGTCGTGGCTCGTCCGCCCGACCCTGCCGCCTGCTGCGCGATCTCTTGGTCCGAGAACGGGATCGTTGGTGACGCCATCAGCTTCCTCCACGCATGTAGCTTCTCGCGGTGTCGCTGACGCTGGGTCCGGTATCGGTGGGCATCATCTGGGTCTGCCGCTGCATCGACGTGTTGCGGAGAAGGTTGTCGCCCGAGTAATCGACCTTGGTGCCAGCGGGAGCTTTGACATCGACATTGAGCTGGCCGGTTGAATTGATTTCGGTCGGTCGGCTGAGCGCGCTGCGGTCGAGTGCAGGACGGTCGAGCGCGGCACGGTCATCTAATCTGCGGTAGCTGAAGCCGCCATCGGTCGGGAAATCCTTCGAGGTGTAGCCCATCTGCGACGCCGCCGACGCCGTGATGTCGATGCCGCGCCCAGTGCGCTTGGCCGGACCGTAGTCAGTTTGTGGCAGCGTGAACTTGCGACCGTCCGGCGTCGTCACTTCGAACATCTGACCTATTGTTGACTTGTCGGGCAACGCGATGCCGGGCCGGTTGCTCTTCGGACTGCCGGGCGGTTCGGATGGGTCATGCCAGCCGGGCGCATTGCCAAACCACGAACCTCTCACGGTCTTGGCGCTCTGGTCCGGCGGAGATTCTCCAGCGCCTTTACCGGTGCCCGGACCGACAGCACTACCATAGGGCGGCGGGTTCAGACCTTGTTTGATCAACGCCTCTCGCGCCGCTTCGGGACTCCGAATACCGAAATGGCCCGTATCAGGACGCCGCCAGTTGGCACCGGAGACCAGACCCCATTTTGCCGCCAACTCATTTTCCGTTTCGACCGACAATGTTTTGCCGCCCCGGCCGCGCACGCCATAGCCGACCTGATTGACATCGATGGCCGCACCAATCGGATGGCCGCTCGCGTTGTGCGGGCGGTGTCCCAGCGTGCCGCTTTCCGGCCCGATGACGCCGCCTGCCTTTTCATAATCAGTGAGGAAGCCTTGGAAGTTCTGCGCAAAGCGAGCATCAACCTGAAATTTTCGTCCGCCGGATGTCGTGACCGTCGCCATGCCAGCGCGCTGGATCGGCGTGCCTGCAGGCGCAGTGATCCCGGCAGCACCTCCCCCGCTCTCCATCGGGCGACGCCCACCCGCGAGCACGTCCGCCTGCGGCCCGGTGAGCGGCCCGACACCGCCGCCGGGCGGGCCTGCCGGTGTTGCGCCTGCGCCTTGGCCGGTGCCGGGGCCAACGTCGCTGCCGTTTGGAAGAGCCGTGTAACCACCACCGCCCCACCCGCGTCCGCCGCCAGCGCCCGGAACGCCGCCGCCAGCGGCTGCGCCCGCACCGCCGCCAAATGACGCCGGTACGATTCCGCCGCCGCCACCCTGTGCGCCACCCCGCAGGAAACCATAGAATTCGATCAGCGCTTCGTAGACGCCGCCCTTGATGATGGCCTGTGCGCGACCTTCACCGGCACTGCCGCCCGTGTCACTGCCGCCGAAGCCGGTGCGATGCAGCAGCGGATTGTTGTCGTTGGCTCCTTGGAAACTCGATGGATGCTTGAGATCGCCCTCCATCTGCTGGTAGCGACGACGATACCAGCCGCTCAAGCCGCCTCCTTCGCTCGGTGATGCAGGCGCAGCGGACGCTGGTGCTTCATCGCCAAACCCCTGCACGGGCGGTGGCTGCCTTCCCTGATAGGCTCCATAGCCGCCCCTCAACGCACCAATGGGGCCACCGGTTATCATCCCGCCCAGCGCGCCTCGCTCGATGGCGAAGACCTTGACCATCCAGT